GCTTCGATTTGAAAAGTGAAGAAGGCGCAGAGCAACTCGATTCCACGTTGCGGCAGAATGAATTCGAGATGGCGGCTGCTGTCGTCGTCGATTGGTTCGGCTTCACGGTCAAGGGTCAACCTGCGCCATTCAGCAAAGAGCGTGTGGTGCAGATACTTGCCGTGAAGCCAAGTTGGAAAGACCGCATCATCGCTGCCTTGGAGGATGAAGCCGCTTTTTTGAAGCCATCGCAGTCGACATCTGCGAGTTCGTCGAAGCCGGTGCTCGTGGCGGCAAAAGAGGTAAAGACGGCGTAACGCTGTTCGATACGTTAGAAGTTGTCGAAAGGATGACGGGTGCTGCTCCTGACGAACTTGTTGAACTTCGCAGCCATGTGCTGCCTCCTGGGACTGACTATCTCTGGGAGTGGTTCACTCGTCTCAGCAGCACGCGCACACCGGGCTTCGGCTTTGCTGCCATCACAGAAACGGAGTTGCAAGCGTTTTTCAACAATCGACACATCACGCCTACATTGTGGGAATTTGATTTGCTCGTTCGCATGGATAGAGCGTTGCGCGATGCGTCTGCTGATGAAAAGCAGCAAGAGCAAGAGCCCGATGTCGATGAGGGATAGCTCGTGGACATAACAACACTCGGCATCGGCATCGACACGCGGCAGGTTAACACTGCCAAGGACACGATGGATGCGTTCGCTCGCTCGGCTGAGAAAGCAGAACAAGCCGCTGCCGGTGTTGGCGAAGGCTCGAAGAAGGGTGCGAAAGGAGTCAAAGACCTAGAAGACTCGATGGCTAGTGCCTCGATGAAGGGTGTGCTCGGTGCGAATGCTATTGAGAAATCCATCGAAATTGCGATTGATGCTGTCAAGCAACTCTATGCCTTGATGAAAGAGGCAGGAGACTACGCAGACCTTGCCGACATGACAGGGGCGTCTGCCGAAAACATCGCGAAATTGCGCACCGCTGCTGATGTTGCCGGTGTGTCGATGCAGTCGATGGCAGGCTACATGAATCAGATGACTCGTGTACTCAAGTCGACCGACGAAGACGGCGACAAAGCGGCGAAAGCGTTACAGCGTATCGGCATCAACTTCAAAGACTTTGATTCGATGGACCCGGCTGAACGCATCGCGGCAGTCGGGCAGGCAATGGGCAAGTATGCCGATGGTGCAGAGAAGACCGAGATCGCGCAAGCGCTGTTTGGTCGCGGTGCCGGTAACGTGCTCAAGGTGTTGAAAGAACTTTCCGATGCAACTGCATTTAGCACGCGACTCACTAACGAATCAATTGCTGCTGTCGATGGATTGAATGATGCGCAAGCTCGATTTACTTCGCAGTCGCAACAATACATTCAATCGGTGCTAGTAGGCACTGTGCCTGCGACAGAAGCATTCAAGCTCGTGATTAAGGAGACGACTGCATCCATGTTTGGAATGGGCGATGCTGCCACATCTCTCAGCGCGAATACCGGGATGAGTGAGTTCACTACGCAATCGGGACATTTTCTTGCCGGTATGCTTACGGCTTTTCAAGTTCTCTACAGAGCCATTGAAACGGTTATCAATGCACTAGGCACGGTGCTTAAACTTGCCGGTAATCTATTGACGTTGGATTTCAAAGGTGTAATCACGTCGATAGAAGATTTAGGCGCTAAGGCAAAAGCAATTTGGTCTGAACAATTTGCGATGTCGAGCTATGCAGACAAGATCAAGGCAATAGGCAAGGCGGCTAGGGACGCATCGGCAGCGGCGGCAGGCGGCGAGAACGCTTCGGGAGTACAGCCGAAAATAGAGACGGGACCGACAGACAAACAGATAAAGGACGCAAGAGAGTTTGACAAGCTCATTGCTGCAACTGCTGCGAAGGCTTCTGGCTATAACGCAAACTTCATCGAACAGATGAATTTGATTAACGCTCAAGCCAAAGAACGCAACTACACAGAAGAACAGTATAGGCAAGCTGTTGATGCTTTGATTGCGCAGCAACCTTTCTTCACTGAAGGTGTGAGGAAAGGCACGAAGGCTGTAGAAGATGCGAAGAAGAAAACGGAAGAATTCTACAAGCTCGTGACTGGTGGCGATTTGAAGCTAGCCGGGTACAACGAGAACTTCATTGAACAAATGAAGTTAATCAATGCCGAAAGTTTGAAGCAGGGTTTCTCGGAGAAACAGCGTCAAGCGGCTATCAATAACTTGATTCAACAGCAGCCGTTCTACACACAAGGGATAAAGGATCAAGCAGCGGCAGCGAAGGCATATCAGGATGCCGAAGCGAAGGCATTTGAAGCAGCGGAGAAAGGCGATGCCGCTGCTGTAAAGGCAGCGGAAGATGCTGCGACAAAGGCTGAAGAAGAACTCGCAAACTTCGGTAAGTTAAAGAGCGCAATCGCAGAAACAACATTGCTGCGATTGCAAGATAAACTCGCTGCTGTCGGCGGAAAGGATGACGTTTTAGAAGCACAAATTGCGGCGCAGAAGCGTTTGATCGAAGCATTGAAAGGCATCGAAGTCAAAGAGGCTGCGAAGAAGGGTGCTGAAGAAGCCGCGAAGGAATTCGAGAAGGCATGGGACCAGATCGGGCAATCACTCACCGATCAATTGATGAAGGGCTCGCTCAAGGCAGCGGACCTCATCAAGAATCTATTCAAGACGATGATTCTTCAGCCGACGATCATGGGTGCGGCGAGAGGTTTCGGGGCGAGCTTCATGGGCGGTGCAGCCGGTGGTGCCGGTGCTGGTGGCGGCGGTATGGGCGGAATAGGCGGCATGGCGGGCTCCTATGCCGGTACAGCGCTCTTTGGCGGCGTCGGCGCGGCTGCGTCAGGGGCTTACACCGCTGCGGCGGCGGGCGGCGCAGGGACGATAGGCTCGATGGGCGCGGGTGCTATGGCGGGCCTGGGTGCTATCCCGGTGGCGGGATGGGTTGTCCTGGCTGCGGTTGCGGCTTATGCGCTCTACAAGAAGTTCGGCAAAGGCGGCGGACCAAAGGTCGAAGGCTCTGCCGGTTATGGTGCTGGCGACTTGGTCGGTAAATACGGCAATGAGATGGATTCGAATGCCTTGAGTGCTGTCAAGGATTTGAACGCCAACTACCGGCGCATGACGCAAGCGCTTGGTTCCACCGCAGCGAATGCACAATTCGGCGTTGGTTATTCAATGGACCCACGCGGTGATGCACCGTCGATGGTTCAAGTTCGCAGTCAATACGGTGAAGTCTTGAATAGAGACGCCGGACGCACTGCGGAAGATTTGGCGAAGGCGTTAGCCGAAGCACAGGCAACGGTGATGGTAGAAGCACTGCGCAATTCTGGGTTGGATGCGCAGATGCTTGCCTACTTCGACAAGATCACCGAAGGCATGACCGATGAAGCGAAGCTCGCTGCATTCGAGCAAGTTGCTGCTGTCGGACAGTATTGGAAGCAGTTGCAGATGTTCGGCGGTGTGCTTAAAGGACTCGGTAGTATCTCTCTTGAAGCCGCTGTTAGTCTCGGTGAATTGTCCGGCGGTGTTGAAGTTTTAATGTCGAACCTTGCTACCTATCAAGAGCATTTCTTGAGTCCAGCAGAACAAGCAAGTGCCAAGTATCAGCAGATTGCTGCGACGCTTAATGAGGCAGGTAGTGGGTGGTACGGGTTCTCTGAGCAACTATTGCGCACATACGATAAAGACTTCTTCCGTAAAGTCATCGAAGGGCTTAATCTCGAAGACGAGGGTGACAGGATGCGTTATGCATCCATGATGAAAGTTGCCGGTGCCTTTGCTCAACTCAAGGAAGCAGAAGAGGCGGCGGCTAGTTCTACGGAAGACCTTGCCAAGCGCTATCAGGAGGCGTCGGATAGATATAACGATGCTCTCGATACTTTACGCGATGCGTATGATCGGCAGAAAGATGTCTTGACGACGACGCGTGATGCGATGCGTGACGCGACGCAATCGTTCCTAGACTTCAATGATTCGCTCAGGGTCGATCAGACTTTGAGCAATCTCAATCCGCAAGAACGGATGGCAGAACTTCAAAGACAGTACGGAGTGGCGCAAGATAAGGCGGTTACAGGTGGTTATCAAGCCGAAGATGTGCAGCGCATGCAAGACGCTGCACGAGCCTTGCTGCAAGGCGGCAGGGAGTTCTACGGCTCGGGCGCAGGTTACGATGACTTGTTCAAGAAGATCACGCAAGAGATGGAGCTTGCTGCGGGCTCGACGAAGTATGCGCAGGATATTGCTCAATCGCAATTGAATGCGCTTGAGAGGCAAGTCGGTTATCTCGTGAATATCGACAATACTCTTCTCACAGTTCAGCAAGCGCTCATAGAATTTCTGGGGGCACGGCAAGACCTCTACATGCTCGGGTATCCGCACGCCGAAGGTTTGTCGCGTGTCCCGTATGACAACTATCCTGCGCTGCTTCACAAAGACGAAACGGTCTTGCCTCAAAATGAATCGGCCTTTATTCGCGGTCTGCCGGACTTCTCAGGGGAGTTGCGAGCATTGCGTCAAGAGGTCGCTGCGTTGCGCAAAGAGAACAGGCAGGACGCAGGCAATACCATCGGTGCCACGTACACTGCGGCGCAGCAATCAGCACAAGTGCAAAGCGAAGCGGTCATCCGGGCCGCTCGTCAGCGACTCTATCAATCTCGTTCAAGGCCGGTTCTGGCCTAACAGGAGTTCATCAAATGCCAGCAGCAAACAAGTTCAATGACTACAGCGAACAAAAGAATCGCGGCGTCCACAATTGGGGCGCGAACACATTCAAACTGTTCTTGAGCAACACCGCGCCAACTGCGGCGAACACGATTCTCTCGGACATCACGCAGATTGCGACGGGCTTTGGCTACACGGGCGGTGTGGGCGGCGGCATCGCCCTTAGCAGCGTGACCATCAACGAAGCAGCCGGTGTGACGACTGTCGCAGCCAATCAGGTTGTCGTGACGGCAGCGGGCGGTGCCATCGGTCCGTTTCGCTATTACGGCATCTACAATGACACCGCAGCGGCACCTGTCGACGCTCTTGTGATGTGGTGGGATCACGGTTCTGCCGTGACGTTGAATGACGGTGACTCGTTCACTGTGAAGTTCAACAACGCGAGCCCAGGTACGATCTTCACTGACTCATAAGTCGGTGCGGTGGCTTACACGAAAACCTGCGACCCGAATGTAGTCATCGAGTCGCAGACGCCGACTAGCGTCATCTACCTTGTCCCTCACACGGGGGAGAGGTGGAGGATTGACGGTGTGTGCAATCATTGCGGGGCATGCTATAAGAATGCCGTAGGGCCTGCTCCTGAATTAGATTGTCCGGTTCGGCCTGAAATAAATCGTGTCTTCCCTACGTGTACGCTGAGTGGGGAGTATCTGAATCAAGTCTGCATTACGATTGCTCCTAATGGGGAGTATCTTCTGTAATGGCAACCAAACTTTATTTCTCTTCTGTTGAATTAACGTCGCCGACGATTCCGGATGGCACGTATCTCAACACGACGAGTGTTCTGCTTAGCCCTGCTCCTATAGTAGCTGCGCTATCGGGTCATAACGTCTATCGCAAGACGTTGTCGACCACAATGGTCAATGCAGTTAAGCTCCTGACGCTTAACGGCACGCTTATATTTAATGGGATGTTCTTTGGGCGTTATCAATCCGCCCCACTTGCTGCTCAAACGATACCCGCGCAAACGTGGACGATTGTTCCGGATCAAGGTGAAGGTTCTACAGGTGCCAATACATTTCACTGGCCTTATCTTGCCATCTATCGACCATCAACACAGCAAGTAGTTGGCACATTCCTTGATGGTAGTGGTTCTTTTGGCGGCGTTGAGTGGTCAGGCGGTATAACTACAGGCAACCCGCAGAATTATGCTTGTCCCGCTATCACTTGCCAAGATGGTGACGTTCTTATCTACGAAGCCTGGGCTGCATTACAGACTTATGGTACGGCTGTACCAATGTCGACGGGTGTGCATTCATGGGGGCTAGACGAACAATTCACCCGGATTGACTCTCCCTACACTCTCACGTTTTACACCGGACCGACAGGGACAAACTATCCAAGCACTGCGGACACACTAGCCTTCTCGCCGATGACGCCATCGGCGACGACAGATGTTGCGGTATTGAGTAGCACCGCAACACCGTTCGTGTTGACACCGATGACGGCGTTCGATGCAACGTCCACGGTGACGCGTGCGCCGGTTCTGACATCAAGCGTCGCGAGTCCGACAACCTATGGCCCGACAGCAGCAACAGCAGCAACAGCGCTCGTTGCGAAGACATATACAAGCACTGCACTGCCAACGACCTACGCGCATGCGGCACCGGCTGCAATATCGAGTGCAACAGGATTCAGTGCGGCAACGCCGTTAGTCTTAACGCCGATGACGGCATTCGATGCAACATCGACAGTGATACGCGTCGTGTCCAGCGTTGCAAGCCCGACGAGCTATGCACTAGCGCCAGTGGCGGCAACGTCGTCGGTGAGTGTTGCGCCTGTCGGTGTCACAAGCAATGCGCTGCCGACAACCTATGCGCATGCTGCGGTGTTGGCAACGAGTTCGGTGCAGGGCTATAGCACCGCATTGCCGATTGCTCTGGGGCCGGTGTCTACGGTTGCGGCGACATCGACGGCACAGAAGTACAGCACCGCATCACCAGCAACCTATGCGGTGAACGTAACGGCAACACCGGCAACTGATAGCGTGCAGGGTTACAGCATCGCGTTGCCGATCACCACTTATGCAGTCACGGCGGCACCGGCAACAGCGACGGCAGCACGAGTCTTCATCAGTAGCGGCGATGCGGCTGTCTTCGCACCGCTAGCGGCAATGCCTGCGAATGTAAATGTCACGAGTGCTGCGTCACCCGCGACCTTTGCACTTGCTGCATTCCCGATGGATGTCGTCTTCAGCGGCATCACGAATCTCTATTGCGTCGCGGACCCGTCGAACGTCGTCATCACCGGACTGAAGGCCGGATCACTTCCGAAAGCTGGCAACAACAACGTCGCGACAGGCAGCGGTGTTGACGGTGTGCTGAGTGCATTCTGGGGCGGCACCGGCAACATAACGAATCGCACCACGACAACGGTATCGAACACTAACCAGCAATCTAACTATTTCGGGCGCTTCATTTCTCGCCCACTCGCTGCGCAAACAATTGCCGCGCAGAATTGGAACTACGCACCATTAGTCGGTGAAGGTAGCACCAATGCGAAGACGTTCTTCTGGCCTGTCATGTATGTGTGGAGGCCATCGAACAGCACCGTCGTTGGCTATGTCTTCGATGCAGCGGCGAATGCTGGCACCGAATGGCCCGCAACACCGGCAACAGCGACTCGCACGATTGCGGGTGCGAGAGTAGACGGTGTTCAAGATGGCGACGTGCTTGTTGTCGAAGCCTGGGCGGTATCAGCACCGACGATAGCGGGTGTGTATACGCAGACGTGGCGTATTACGGACAACACGTCGAAGATCGTCACGCAATACAAGCTGCTGTACCTGCCATCGTCGATTCTGTACTTCAACGCCAATGTCCCGGCCTACTCTCCTACAGCCGGATCGAAGGCGAGCAGCCTGCCAAAGGCACAGAATACGAATTGGAATGCGGGCCTGCCAGAGAGTTCGCTTAGCGAGACATTGGTTCAAGCGCCAGTGGGGCGCACGGTCAACTCAATCGCGAACACGACACAGCAGTCGCTCTATTTTGGTCGACATTCAACACCGCGACTTGCTGCGCAAACAATTCCGGCGCAGACATGGGGCTGGGAAGTATCGGCAGGCATGTCGCAACCTTATGCGCATACCTATCACTGGCCTGTGTTGTATGTTTGGCGTCCGTCGAACAATAGCGTCGTCGGCTACATATTCAATGCGTCAGCTAATTACGGCATTGAATGGCGTATCAATGTTGACCCACAACTGAATCAACAATTTGCCGGTGCTGCTGTTGATGTTCAAGACGGCGACATACTTGTCGCTGAAGTTTGGGGCGTTAACACGCAGACGACAGCATCGTCTGCTACTGAACAGGTATGGACGACTGCTGTCAATGCGAGCATCGTCTCGCCGTACAAGCTGGTCTACTACACAGGGCTGAAGCAGTCGATTCAATCGTCAGCAGACCCGACGACATACGATCTCGTCGAAGCCGATGCGACGAGCACCTATGCACGCGGCATCATCGACACGCCGTCGACGGCACTGCCTGCCGTCTATGCCCATGCAGCACCGGCTGCGGTGTCACTTGCTGATCGTGTCAGCATTGCGCTGCCGTCAACGTACACACATGCGCCGACAGCCGCGACTTCTTCTGTCACGCGAATATACACAAGCAATGCCGTTGCGACATCGTATGCGCTCGCGCCGGTTGCAGCCACGAGCGCTTATGTTCCGACAGCCGGTAACGTCGCGCCTGTGGTCTACACGCTCGTGCCTGTGGCAGCGGTGTCGAGCGTGCAGGGTAACAGCGCGGCGTTGCCTTTGGTCTACAGTTTCGCCGCGACAGCTACGGGCACCGGGCGCGGCTACGCGAGCATTGCGAATCCGGGCCTGTACGCTCTTGCAGGGGCTCCGGGCTCTAGTGGCATTGGCGGGGGTGCGTTCGCGTCGCCTGGATCGTTCTCGCAAGCCGTTTTCCCGGCCTCGGACGTGGCGAGCTACAGCAGTAACGCCGGACCGATCGGTTTCAGCTACGCGGGCGCGGCGGCAACGGGCATCGCGGGTCGCGTCTACTCATCCACGGCAACACCGTCGAGCTACACGGTCAGCCCAGCGTTTGCCGGTGAACTCGCAGCGTTGTTCTCTGTTGCATCACCGCATGCTTACACGCAAGTCGCGCAACCTGCGACGGGAAGCACATTCATTGCGCCGATTGCAACGCAGTCGGTTGCGCTGCCAGCGACATACGCACAAGCTCCACAACCTGCGACAGTGTCACTCGGGCGCGTCTACATAAGTGCTGCGCTGCCGACATCGTTCTACTTCAATCCGATTGATGTCGGCGTAGCATTTGCGCGGACATCGAGCGCAACACCGGGTGCGTATAACTTAGCGGGTACGGCAGCATCGGTGCTGTTCGCGAGAGCGTCGATTGCGCTGCAAGCGAACTATGATTTTGCGCCACAACCTGCAACGGTGTCGCTAGGACGCACCTACACAAGTACGGCACTACCGTCGGTATTCTTCTTCAATCCGATTGCTGTTTTCGAAGCGTTTGCGCGTGTTACCACTGCATCTCCTGTTGCATATAGCACAGTGGGTGTAGCGGCAACAGACACAGCCGTCGCAGCGTTGATCTCTGATGCGTCGCCTGCGACGTATAGTCTCGCGGCACCGGATGTGGCGGTGAGTTTCAAGCTCGTAACTTCGAGCTTTGCACAAGCAGCGAGCTACACGTTCATACCGCATCCGGCGTATGGCTATGCGACGCGTGCGTCTGTTGCATTGCCCATCGCATACAGCGGTGTTGTCGGGACATCGACGAGCAGTAGCTTTGCTCGTGCGTCGGCGGCAATTCCGGCGACGTATCTCGTCTCGGGCTCTTACGTCTATGTCCTTGGCGGCGCTATCACTGTCAGTGTCGCTAATCCTGCAACGTACTTGCTCAGTGGCGGTTGGCACGGTGATGCATACGCTCGTTTCGTGGCGGCATCGAGCGCTGCATATAGTTCGACGGCAATGGCGGCATCGAGCGTGCCGACAAAGAACTCTGTCGCATTGCCTGCAAGCTACAGCAGCCCGATACCTGACGCATGGTCCGGGCGTGTCACATTCTCTACTGCGCTGCCTGCGACATACAGCTTCTCGTCGCCTTCAACATTCTCGTATGTCCCGAGTAAGCTGACATCGACTGCACTGCCTGCGACATATAGCTTCTCGTCGCCTGCGACGAATCATCTACGCGGCTATGTTTCGCGAGCTATCCCGGCACCGTATGTGCTCACGTACTGGAACGTGGGCGACTTCGCAACAAGTCAGGTTAAGCCTCCGATTGTCTATCCGCCATACGTGCCGCAGGCGGTAGTGACAGATGCACAGTTCGTGACGTGGCTGTCTGATGAGCGGGCTGTGCGTATCACGTTGATCGAGACATCGTGCATTGATCCTGTGACAGGCAACACCGAGTTTGTTTACTTCGCTTCGTCTGGGTTCGTCACGAAGATCGAAGACGGTCCACCTAACTACTATGCGCCGTTACTGCGTGGCGGATTGGAATTTGCACAGACGATTGATCTCGACTTGTCGGGCAATCAATCGTATGGTGACATCGAGCTTGACAACACGAGCGGCGAACTCGATTGGATGTTTGATCGTGTGTGGCTCTTTAAGGGGCTCAAGGCTTTCGTCGGTGATGCAACATGGCCGCGCCGGGACTTCAGGCAGATATTCGATGGCAACATCGAAGACGTTGACAGCAGCCAGCGCGACACCGTGAACGTGCGTTTGCGCGACAAGCTCTATCGGCTTGAGTCGCCGTTGCACGATACCATGATTAGCGGCACCGATACTACCAACGCGGACAGACTTATTCCGGTGACGCTGGGTGAGTGCCATAACATCACGCCGCTGTTGAAAGACGCGACGCAGTTGATCTATACCTATCACGTGCGAGTCTCAGAGAGCGTGATTGAAGTTCGCGATAACGGTATTCCTGTGAATATGTCATTTTTATCAGGTGCACCGTCATCGTTCAAATTAGCTAAGCAGCCCTATGGTCGGATCACATGCAGCGTGCAAGGTGACTTGACTCCTGCTGGTCCTGACTCTGGATACGTCAACACCGTGGCGACAATCATAAAGCGCCTAGTCATGGAATGGGGCACCGTCGTCGCGAATCGGTTCAAGCGTTCAGATATTGACTTGGACAATTTCTCAGCGTTCGACATAAGCAATAAAGCGGCGGTTGGTCTATACCAGACAGAACGTCTAACTGTGCGAGAGGCGTGCCAAGAGATTGCCGCGTCTGTTGGTGCACGCATGACGATGACCGCGCTTGGTAAAGCGCAACTCGTGAAGTTGCGGTTGCCGCCACCGAGTCCAGGTCTAGTGAACTTGCAAGTCAACGGCGATTTCTCATCGGGCATGGCAGGTTGGATATACGGCGGTTCTGTTGGCGGCGTTGTGCCGAGTGGCTATGTTGGCATCAACCTTGATCCGTCATGGTACATACCCGGTGGCTTCACGTTCTATGCGAATCAGCAAGGCACTCAAAATAACGCAGCCGGATATTTTGTTTATGCAGGTAGTCGAATTGCGGCAGAACCGAATAAGCTATACACCGTGAGTGCGTACACAGGCGCTCACCGATGCAAGGTCGATATTGTTTTCTATGAGTACGATGCGAACGACACCATACTCGCGATCTCTAGTCCGGCCAACGCTAACAACGCAGAGTCTGCCGGTGGAACGGCACTCTCTGGCTATAAGCTAGTCACTAGCTCAAAGGTGACGACTCCCGGTGTTGTCTCTATTCGTGCTGCATTGCGTAAGTGGGACACTATTCCTGGCAACACTGATTCATGGCTATTTGCGACGAACGTCACTGCGACGAGTGAGGGAAGTGACATCAAGGCACCCATCATCGTCACTGAGTCTGACATGGTGATGGGTTCTTTGCACATTGCGGATCGTCTGCCAGTGGTGCCGAGTGCGCGCCTTGGCTACTGCAAGAATTGGACAGTGCAAGAGGACACCGCAGCCGGTGTCCCTGAAGATCACAAGGCAATGTATTCGCGTGAGTGGCTTACCATCCTGTCCACTAATCAAGCATCACGCGATAGGTATGGTTTGTCGAGTGAACCAGAGCAAGAGAATTGTTTGCTGCTGGATAAGATGAACGCTACCAATGAATGTGCGCGACGTGTTGACTTGCGTTCCACACAGCGTCACGTCTATGAGTTCGTCGGTTTTGCGAACTTGATGTTCACACCAGTGGGTGCAGCGATGACGATCATTCACCGTCGATTTAACTTGTCTGCGGGCAAGACGGGACAAGTTGTGTCGGTCGCTGTAAACTGGCTAACGTCCCAGGTCACTATCAAGGTGCTGATCTAATGGCTGCTATTGCCAATGACCGCGATAACATTATGAGGACTTCGCCGTTGCGCGTTGTGCCTGTTCAAGCCGCCGATCAAGTTATCGTTCCCGGTTTTACCGGCATCGACTTGAAGAGCGATGTCGGTTATTGGGGTAGAGGTCCATTCCCTGATCTAGGCGGCGTTTGGCAACTTCCAACGAACGGCAATTTCACAGGTCCGCGTGAGATTCTTACACTGATCTTTTCTGGCATGGACCCGAATCCAGTGATAACGTGGGATATTGGCGGCGCAACAGGATTAGCGTATAGCGGCGGAAAGCTAACGGTCACTTCATTCACGGTGTTGCCGTCGGATCAACATGGAATTATCTTGTCGCAGCAAGCCGATCCAAGAAAGAAAATAATCGAGGCTACTAGCTACCCTTCTTCAGCGGCTTATCCGTGTACGTCTGGATATATGGGGCATGCCTCATCGAATTCGGCTTTACATGGATGCGTCCGCGCTAAAGTGACATGGGGCGGCACCGATTTCTACGCCTACAAGGATGTCTACACGAGAGGTCCAGGGGGCATGTTCCCGTGGGGTTGAACTATGAGCAATATTCGAATCATCTGGGACAATGCAATCGACCGTGCAACGCTTGTTGCGTCGAGCGAGTCCGGCACACTCGTTGCTGCGAATCTGTTGTCGAATCTCAAGGCCAAAGTTTGGCGCGCAACAAACGTCAATGCCGGTGTGGTCTGCACATGGCCGACGAAGGCTGAGCCGATAAGCTGTATCGTGGCAGCATTCAACAACCTCACACCACAAGCAACGATGCGTGCGTTCGGCTATACGTTCGCAACAGACACCGTGCCAGTGTTCGACACGGGTGCGGTCGCGTGTGCAGCGTCTCCGGGCCTGGGACAGTTCCTATGGGGCTCACCGCTAGGCGAGAACTTCTATCAGCGCGGCGGCGCTTCTCTGTTCGCCTATGGCTATGGTGGCTATGGCGTGCTATGGGTTCCCGGTAGCTACGCAGTGCGCAAGCTCGAAATTCAAATCTATGATTTGGACAATCCTGACACGTACATCGAAGTCGGTCGATTGATTGCCGGTGCAGTCTGGTCGCCGAAATATAACTTCAGCTTCGGACACAATGTCACGTTCGTGGATTCAAGCAAGAACAAGCGCACTGAATCAGGCGACTTGCGCGGCGAGCGCGGTCCGAAGTGGCGGCGCATCGAATTCGAACTTGGCAACATGAACTCGGAAGATCGTGCCGCGTTGTTGCGCATGATCCGCCTGAACGGTGTGACAGAACCAATGTTCATGAGTCTGTTCCCTGAAGACGACGACACATTGCTTGAACAAAGCTATCAACTCTGGGGCAAGTTTGCAGATAGCCCGCAACTGTCTCAGCCCAATTATCATATATACGCTGCACGCGTTGCAGTGGAGGAAATGTGATGGCTACTGCTCGCCCCTTTGATTACGGCAAGAAAGACTACATTGATCGTTTGAACGATCTCTATAACTCGGGCATTCCGAAGGTGCGCACGAGCGCAACGGACCCTGATGCGCCGGGCACCGACGTGACAGCAAGCAGACAAATGCGCCTTGGCGACAACGGGTGCTGCGCCGACTGCAAGGGGGCAGGCATCGTTATCACGTTCAATGCTGACTGTCTGCTCGATGGGTTTTCTGTTTGCATCAATGCCGTGTCCGGTGGCTCAGTGACGATCAATCCTGTCGTTCAAGCCGGTGTCACCTTTCAAGATGGCACAACGTCAAAGACAATTGCAGTGGGCAATGCTGCCATCATCTCAAGCGACGGTGTTGGCTTTCGCATCTTTAGAATGACTGCAACGTAAGGGCACATCATGCCGCGCATCTTTTCGAAATCTCGATTGAAGTTGCCGCCGTCAGGTATACCGGACAACGCGCCACCTATCAACACCGTGCCTGCGACACAAACAACGCCAGTCGGCACAGCAAAACAGTTCTCCGATACGAACGGCAATCAGGTCAAGGTCGGTGACGTTGATTCCCCAATCGTTACAGCCGTAGTGAGCACAACTAACGGCACGATTGAAGTCATTCCGAATCCAGCGACATTGATATGGAATAACATTACCGCAAGCGTCTCATGCACCGGCTCAGTGGTCAACGTGAATCGCGCATTGAACGGTATGTACTTGCGCCCGGTTGCCGGATACAACGGCACGGCAACGATCACACTGCGCACGAGCGACGGGTATAACATCGACATCGACAGCTTTGATGTCACGGTAGGCGTCGGTACGCCGCCTGCGCCAGCACCACAACCGCCCGTCAACACCGTGCCGGGTGCGAAGACAACGGCGTATCAAACAGCGCTCAATCTCGCGAGCGCGAACATTAGCGTCTACGATCCGGACTCTACGTCGCTCACGACAACCTTGACGATGCAAGGCGGCACGGTCAATGTGTCTGCCGCAGGCGGTGCGACGGTGACAGGCAACAGCACAAACCTTGTCACCATCTCAGGCACGCAGGCGCAGATCAACGCAGCACTTGCGACGGTGGTCTATACACCTAGCACAGGTTTTGTCGGTGCCGGACAAATTCAGATGTCGACTTCAGACGGTTCGCTAGTTGACATCGACACCATTGACATCACTGTTCAAGCCGCTGCCGGTGCGCCGGTTATCACTGCGCCAGTGGGTCGATCAGGCGGCAACATGACGTTCTCTGTTGCGAATGGCTATCCGATCTCTGTATCTGATCCTAATTCGTCAACACTCACGGTCACGCTCACGGCAGGCAATGGCAAACTGAAGGCTGTTGACATAGGCACTGTTCCGCTTGCTGATGGTTTTCCTTCGAAGATTATTTACGGCTTTTGGCTGTATTGGTCTTCGCTACGCATAACAGCCATAAGCCAGAACTTCAACATCATCGGCCTGTTTCACTTTCGCAATTCAGGCAACGGCATGGATGGCGGCTCGGCGTCCTGGCCCACGCCGGGTAATCCTACTGCGGCTGAAGTAAAGACGGTCGTGGATCGTGGACAAAAAATCTTCGTCGTCGTGGGCGGCGTTGGTTATTCGTTCTTCTATTCAACGCGTGCGCAGTCCGATGCTCTTTTGGCTGCTCTAATCCCATTCATCAACGGTCTGGGTGGCGCAGCGTACATTCACGGTGTTGACTTCAACAATTGGTATACCGACATCACAGGTCTAGACTACGCAACAGAATTGGTCTACTTAGCGCAGCAACTCAAGGCGACGTTCGGCGTCAAATTTGCTATTGTTTTTCCGGTAAAGAACAATGCCGCGTACAACCGCAACTTGATGAAAGCGATGTCAGACGCGAACTACTCTGGCACGAGCTTGCTAACGTGGGTCAATCCGCAATACACAGACAACGTCGCCTATAAGACGGCGGGCGTCGTGAAAGGCGAGATCGACACATGGGTCAATACGCCGTTAGCAGAGACGAAGGTGATGATGGGGCTTTCGTCGAACTACAACATGACGACGAACTCATTGACGCTGGCAGAGTGCACGCGTGAATGGGATGCTGCCTATGCTGCGCATCCGAATTTGCGTGGCGTAGGCTGCTACAGCATCGACACTGATGCGGCAATCAGCTACGCATTTGCAAACGCATTCAAGGCTCGGTTCGACACCGCCATGCAGACAGGTGCGTCGATCACGAATAACAACACGAGGCAAATTACCATCTATGGCACCATCGCACAATGCAATGCAGCACTCGATGGATTGACCTATACGATAGACGGTTCTGGCTCTGGCGACTCGATACAGATCACCGCGAATGACGGGGCACTGACTGACTCAGAGGTAATTACCCTCTTGTATCCGGCCTAGCATGTGGGAAGACGTTCAACAATGGATATTGCGCTTTGCCGGTGTAGCGGGTGCACTCACGTCGATGCGCTTTGTCAATGGCACATTGTTCGAGCGCATTCTCATGGTGATCGGTGGTGCGTTCTTCTCGTTCTACGCAACTGAATGGGTTGCGCAGTGGTTATCCTTGCCGCATGGGCTCACAGGTTTCTTGCTCGGCTTGTTTGGCATGTCGGTCCTGAGTCGTGTGTGGGAGTGGGTGCAGTCGACGAATGCTGTGTCCGGCTTTCTCGATGCGTGGTTGAATAGAGGCAAGCCGACACCGCCGAAGGATGATGACAAATGATGACGCTCGATCTTTCCTTTGTGTCTTCGGCATGCTGGTTCTTCATCGGCGTCACTGCTATCGTCGCGAGCTTCAATGGCATGGTACGCAAGACCGTGCTCGAATGCGTTGCACTAGGTGGCGTCAGCCTGGGTGCATTTTCGCGGTCCTATTATGTTTTCGTTCGACAAGAGACGGACCCTGACGCTGTGTGGATTTCAATTGCACTTGCGATCTATTGCCTTGCCATGTGGTATAAGCTCGTGTGGGTTGTTCCGCATCGGCCTGACTACCGGCCTCCTAGAAAATCGCGCTATTACTGATGGCAAATATTACGCTCACCGACTACGTTGTCAAGCGCAACGTGCGGGCGTTCCTGTGGGCGATTCGATATGGCGAAGGCACGCAAGGTGAGAACGGATACCGCACGCTGTTTGGCGGAATGCTGTTTAAGGGTGCCGACGGTGTATACGGCACCTTTGATGACTTCGCGGATCACCCACGCATTAAGACGACTGTCAAACTCAAAAATGGCAAGGTCTACACGTCGACTGCGGCGGGCGCTTATCAAATTATCGTGCGTACTTGGGACGGTGTTTGCAACGAGTACGGCTTCATCAACTTTGAGCCACCGACACAAGACCTTGCGGCAATCGCATTGATAGCGGGCCGCAAAGCGCTCGAAGATGTCATTGAAGGCCGCATTGACATTGCGGTTGCGAAGTGCAATAAAGAATGGGCTAGCCTGCCTGGGAGTCCCTACGGTCAGCCCGTTGTCACGATGGGAGAGTTCAAGCGAGAATACGAAGAGGCAGGCGGGCTGTACTTGAACGAAGAAACGCAACCCTTGCCGATACCGCTGCCGGTTGATGCAATTGCTCTTGAGCCCAAATTGCCACCAGCTAACGGCGGCAGTGATGTTGTCGAAATTGCGCGAGGCAAAGAGGCGGACATTGCGGCTAGCTACATACAGGAGAAGCAAATGCCCATACCCGCACTTGTCGTGGCGCTGTTGCCGACGCTCATTCAACTCGTGCCGCAATTAGCGAAGATATTCGGCACCGGCTCTGAAGTATCGAATCGCAATATCGCAGCGGCAGAAGCAGTGTTCACCGTGGCGAAGGATGCCATCGGCGCGAAGAATGAACAAGAGGTTGTCGAAGCCGTGAAGGCCGATCCTGTTCAAGCAACCATCGTCAAGAATGCTATCGAGAAGAACTACCTGAACATACAAGAAGCGGGCGGCGGTGGCATTGCAGCCGCACGCGACTTCAGTATTGCCGTCGCGCAGATGCGAACACCGGAGGGACAGCCGTTGTCACTCTGGACGCAACCGGCATTCGTCATCTCTGTTGTCATGCTCGCACTTGTCGTCATGATGGTGATGGTCGTCCTGTTTCCCTGGGAAATATTCAGACCAAATGGCGGACAAATTTACACCGACGAAGTGCGATTGATCGTGGTGACTGCTATCATCGGATCACTGTCAACTATCGGGGCCTTCTGGCTCGGATCGTCTTTTGCGAGCCGTCAACCTCCACCTAGTGCGCTTGGCTCACGCACACGTTCAACCGACCATTAGGAGTGATGTATGAGAATCGAAGTCAGCGAAGGATCGAGCGGCGTATGGTCCTGGCGTTTCAAGAGCGATAACGGCGAAACCGTAATCGCCGAAGGCGTGAAGACCTTTGAGACGAAAGCAGAAGCGAAGAAGGCAGTCGATGCCTTCGCCGGAACAGTCGGCGTGAAAGCGAACGCTGTCAGCTTTGTGCCGCTCAACCCAGAGCCGGAAGAAGAGGAGAAGTGACGCTCAGAGATCGAGCCTGGGCAGGCGTTCGATCAGCGCTAGGGGTAGGGTAGCACCCATGCGCGTTCCGCAGTGCCACGTCGCGATCTGGCGCAGGCGTGCGGCACTGGCGACAGACAGGTCCGCCATCTCCTCGGGTGTCAGCCCGCGTAGATCGACGAGCCACGTCGCCCGCTGGTTGCCGATCAGGCACCAGCACCGGCCACCGGCCCAGACCCGTCGAGCCGCGTAGACGATCTGGGACCGGCGCATGCCGCGCCCGATCCTAAGCACCTGGGCGGTGTCGCCCGGTGCGGTGTCGTTGTACTTCAGTTCGATGCCACCTTCAACACCGTCGATGCAGTAGTTCACGTCCGGTGTGCCATCGGCGACGATGTTCTCGATGCGCTCGAAGTGAAAGCGCAGACCTAACGCCTGACACGACTTCGTTAGGTTTGGCCTGATGCGTTCTGACCAGAATCCGACTTCATCCATTGTGTCTCGCCTTCGCGCAACAGCGCTTCTTTGACGATGTAGCGAATGTCCTGCAAGAAGCATCGTGCACCGGCATGCGTCATCTGACACAACCCTGCCTGCGCTTTGATGTCGATGTGCTCAAGTAGTTTGATGAGGTTAGCTTCGTGCATGACGTGCCTCTAGTTCCTTGATTCGATCTTTCAATGATTCAACTGTGCTCGCTTCATGCAGTGCACGTTGAACGGCGGCGATGCTTTCTTTGTCACCTGAGATGCGATGACCATCCCAGGACAGTCCTGCATCATTCGGCCACCGGCTGTCGGTTGCGTAGACTTCTTCGAGCGCTTCCGAATATTCGGCATAGTCAGCGTCGTTGAGGTTGTTGCGCAAATAGCGGTCGATCCTGTCGTATGCCTTACTCATGATCGTTAATGTATTTAATTTGCGCTGCGCTGGGACGTTCTAGCTTCGGCGCAAAGCCTTCGAGCCGATTGACGAAGAGGCGCGGCAAGTTTGTTTCGAGTGCCCAATAGTCTTTCTTGTTGATCTTCATCTTGCACACGAGCACTTCGATGGCATTGAATCGTCTGCCGTCGTGTGTCTCTACCCATCCCTTTGTCTTGATGTTCACACGCTCGCCGATCTCTTCGCTCACGTGTTGTGGCACATCAATTGTGCCAAGCAGCATGTCTGTCTCAGTCGACCAGAGTTCGTAGATCATGTGCAGTCTCCCCAATTGTTGCCGCGTGATTGTTCTGCGATTATTGGAACGGTCAAGGTCATACAATTCTCCATGATGTGTTTAACTTCGCTAATAGCCTCTTGATGCTCTCTGCTTGCGTTGGCACTATGGCCTAACTCGTCGTGACAAGTTAACTTTGGCACGCCGACAACCTTCGTTGCTCCGCTGCGATGAATGTCCCGCATCGCGGTCTTCATCAGGTCTGCTGCGCTGCCTTGCAATAGGCCGTTCAATGCCTTGTGAGTGTAGGCGCGTGAGACTCGCGGTCCCCACTCTTCGACAGCGTCATCGTATCTCAGTGCAGTCTTGCGCAGCGTGTTGAATCGCGGTTCCCACAAATTGAAGCGCACACGCCTGCCACCGAATGTCGTGATGTAGCCACGCTCGTTCGCACGGTTCTTCGCGCTGTTGTACGTGGCACGCACGAATGGAACAGCGTCGTGATAGTTCGTGATGATGGCTTCGGACTCTTCACGCGACAGGCCGAGATACTCAATCAGCGTGTCGATGCCCATGCCGTACACGAGCCCGAAATTGATGTTCTTCACCGGCTTACGCCATAGCTTGCGGCGCGGCGGTGTGCTGATGTCCCACTTAGCGAACGGCGCAACGAGATCGAGCGTCATCTCGTGGAAGTCGGTCGATGGATCGTTGCGGTAACGCTCGCGCACGACTTCGCCGGACGGTCCGCGTGCGTAGTGCGCTAAGAAGCGATACTCGATCTGCGACCAATCGTGGCGCACCCATTGCTGCCCCTCTTCGGGAATGAACAGCGCACGCAGGCGCGGTCCCCACACCTCATCGCGAGAAGGAATGTTCTGTAGGTTCGGCAGCGATGAAGAGAAGCGGCCCGATACGGTGCCGTTCTCGTCTCCTTTGAGTTGATGAAACAGCGCATACACGCGACCATTGACATGCTTGTCAAGGATGTATGATCGGACAAACGTGTTGCGGTACTTCTGCAACTTACGGCGGTGTCGCACAAGCTCGCCCGCTGGATGTCCGATGCGCTCAAGCCATCCCTTGACGAACGACGGTCGACCGTTCGCAGTCTTTGGATAGTCAACACCGGCAGCGTCAAACAGTTGCGCGAGATGGGTTGTGCTGATGTCCTTGTCTGGATCGAGATTGTGAAGCAGCCCGCCTGAGATGCCGCGCAGACGCATGTCTGCTTCGAGAATACCGGCAGTGAGTTCGTCGTCGAGTTGCTTGGCATATTCGATGTCGACACGCACACCGGCTTGCCGCATCTGTACCATCATCGGAATGAGTTCTGTTTCGAGATCGAACAGACCCATCATCAACTGTTGCTCAAGGATCAAGCGTTGCTTGGCCCAGATGCGAAGCGGCAAGTCAACGTCGCCTTCAGCATAGGGACCGACTAGGCAAGGCGGTGCACACCAGATGTATGCGCGATAATTGTCGTCGCCATACGCTAGCTCGATCCACTTCGCGAGTTCGCTCTTCTTCTTCGTCTCGCCCAGGTATGATGTCGACAAAGCATCTAAGTTGTACGTGAAGCGATTGCTGTCGATCAGCGCTTCTGCATGCTGCACGTCGATAAATGGCCCGGTGACGGGCACGCCTTCACTCCACAAGGCGTCGACGTCATAGGACAGGTTCGCACCGACCTTGGCCTGACCTTCGGTGCAGAGGTTGTCGCGTGCCCATGCCATCACGTGCGCAGGATTGAGGTTCTGCTCCGGTGCGACGGTGTGCCGCATGGGGAAGTACCAGCGTCCACCATCGAGCGTGCCGACGCTCATGCCCACGATGTGCGCGCCTTCTTCGCCGTCGCGCCTGAAGCCCGGTCCCTTTTCGAGAAGGGCTCGATCCTTCGTCTCGGTGTCCAGACCCAGCACGCGGGCGTCAGACAGGCGCGGGAATGCGTTAGGCGCGACCCAGCCCGTGTCAGGGATCAGCGGTGTCAAGCGGTTCTTAGGCCGCTTTATCTGCAAGTCCTTCGCCTGCAACTCTTCCCAGAAGAAGTCGGATTGCGGCGACTCGATGCTCACTTCTTCGTCTTCTTCTTCGTTGGTCCTGGCGCGGGTGCCGGTGGTGGCGGCGGCGGTTGCGGTGCCGGTGGTTTCTTCGGTCCGGCTTGCGTTTGCATGTTCGTCGGGTTTGCGTCGGATGTGTAGTGTGTCGGCATTTCAGTCGTCCTTCTGCGTGGTGAGAATTCTATAATTCTTTGGATCAACGCCGATCTTAAGGCAAGCGACGTTGCCATCGGCGGGATTTACTTTGCTCCGTAGCGCTGAGATGAAGTAGTGTTGAACGGCGTCGAGGTCAGTCACCTTTCGAGCGACTACCTTGGCACCGTCGTGACGATGCGTCTGCATCATGTACGTGAAACACGTCGCGATGTTCAAGTCTGCTTCAGCGGCGAACAGGTCAAGCGATGACAAGCTCAACACCGCGACGAAAACGATAAGTGCCTTTGTCACGCTTGTTTTCCTTGTTCTTACAGAGCGATGATGCGATGCGAGTAGTCACGGGAAGCGAGCATGTGCGGCACCATCACGAGACAGCCAGCGCGGAAGCTCACTGCTTCGCCGTCGAAGACGTGCCGGGTGAGTTCGATGATGTAGGCGTCATAGCCGTGGTCGCGGTTGCTCGTCTCAACGACTTTGCCTTCATGGTAGCAGTCGTTGCGTCCGGCGCAGGGTTGGAATTCGTATGCGCGCACCGTGTCGCCGATGTTGAACTTGTTTGCGTGAGAGAGTTTCATGATTTAGCCTTTCTGTGTTGATGAGCAATTATAGATCAGTTATTCAACCTTCGGCGCATTGACCAAAAAAATTTTTCGCCATTGCATGCGCGAGCTTGATGTTCTTTGCATACGCGTAGAACTTGCCTGTCGGGTCATAGACGGCGTATTCACCTGGGCGGCTTGCCGACAGGCGACAGGTCAGTCCGTTCGCGAGTGAGTGTGTGATGTAGTAGCCCATATCAATGCAGAGGGTCTTCTTTGCGTTTACGCTCTTCTACTTCGGCGTCGATGTGGGCGACGATGTCGCGCACAAGATGATCGTAGTCGGCATTCGCGACGGCGTAAGGGTATAGCTCATAGAGCGCAGCGCGAACGACTTGACTCTTCTTGTCGAAGGATGTGATCGTCGTTTGCACGAGTAGTGCGATCTCATCAAGCACACGCTTGCGTTGTGACTCGGGCCAATTTTTCCAAGGGGTGATGTTCATGATGCGCATTCCTTGTTTGGCACCATCAGAGCCCATACAAGCGCGAGCACCCATCCGATCATCGTCCAGCCTAGTAACGCGTTGAGTGCGACGATTGCGCCGGTGTTGCGGTGTTTGCGAAGAACGGCGATGATCGTTGGAACGAAGTAAAGGGCGATGAAAAATAGGATGATGAACGTGCCGAAGATAAAACCTGCGATTGCTGCGCTGTTCATGATGGTGCTTTCTGTTTTTGGCTGCTAGTAGCAGGTTGTTTGGCTGTTGCCGTGGTTGTCCCAGCAGGTCTGACAGTAGACGGTCTTGCCGTTCTGCTGATAGCTCTGTTGCGTGCAGCGCATGGCGAGTGCAACTGTAGGTGCGATTGCGGCGACGAGGAGGATGACGATGGTTTTCATTTCAGTTCTTTCTGAGGGGTTAGTCGTTGAAGATGCGCACGGTGATAACACCGCAATGCTGTCGGTAGTCGACAGCGATGAGCACGTCTACATCTTCGATGATGTAGTCCATGCGGAAAAGGGGAAGACCGTTGCCGATGTCGGCGATGTGAAGTGTTGCGGGCCACACATTATCGGGCAGACCCAGACTTGACGCTTCGCCTGTGTAGGTGTAGCGCTCAGTCTCTTTGAGTGCGTTGCGGGCGGTGTCGCCGTCGATGTGTAGCATGATGATCCTTTCTGTTTGATGCTGGGGCCGAAGCCCCATTATACACGTTACGCGGCAACGATGTCGAGCACTCGATTCGCGAACGTCCAGATGCCGTGATTGAAGTCGATGTCGCGGTTCACCGAGTTGATGCCTGCGGTGGTGACGTTGCGTCCTGCGCGGTCCTGGGAGGCATAGCCGCCTTTCATGGCGTTCTCTTGCACGCGGTTGAACACCGACCAGAGCGTCATGTTGTCGTCTTCGACGCGACGCACGTTGAGCAAGCTCATGGCGTGATCTTCACGCTTCTCGCCCCACTTCAGGAGGGTTGCGCCCGTGGCGAAGTCGACGGCTTGTTGCTTCGTCAACTCGATGGCGCGCATCTTCTCGATACGCGGCAGAGCGTGGTTCGCGTGCACTTCGCGAATGAGATCGGTGCCGTCAATGATGTGATCCATCATGCGCGGATCGTTGTGCAGCACGCGAATGCGACCGTACTGAGTCGAAGGGATCATCATGCCGTTCAGGCATGCGAGCACCTTCAGTGCTGCCATCATCTCGTAGGCCGATGTGCGGTTGTGGCTGTTCGTCATCGCCACTTCAGGTATGTAGTCGCCGACTTGCAACTTGCCTTCGAGGTAGTCGCGGTGAACGAGGCGCACGAGGTGCTTCGCGTAGGGTTTCTTGTCAGCAGACAAGGTCTTCGATTGCGACGCCTGAACGACTTCCCATCCTTCGGTGCGCATGGTGTCGATGACATCGGCGGTGCGCACGAATTGATAGCGGGAAGATGCGCCGGGCGCGGGCTCTTCGGAGAAGATCGACGGCGCGACTTTGAGAAGTTGGTCGTTAGAGAGAGCGATGAGTCTAGACATGATTGGCCTTTCTGTGGAAGATTTTGTTACCGCAACTCGTTGTTGCGTGAATGAATTATAGGTCGGAATAAGCCCGTGCCAAAGCTCAGGCTCATCTTTCTTGTTTCAGAGTGTTTCTGTAGCGGTTCGCTCGATTGCGAGTTTGCGCATCTCATGACGCCTGATGGCTTCGACGAGCCCGTGCTCTTTTAAGTCGACCATGATGTGCGCACGTGCGGCATCGTACAGCGGGCGCATTGTTGCGAGAACTTCGTCGCGTCGTGCGGCACGTGCTTTCTCTTTGATGCTGCGTGCGTAGTCTTCATAGCTCATTGTTTTCTCCTCGTGTTGTTGATTAGTGGTGCAGTGCTTTGCACTCGTTCGCGATGCCTTTGCCCAGGTCGACGGCTTCGAACTTGATCCTGCCTTTGTACTGCGGGTTCGACTTCGTCAGGTAATCGGCCATTGACTCTGCACGCGTCATCGTCGTCAGGCGCACAGAATACAGAATCGACAGGTCGCCTTCTGTCATGCGCACGGCGTAGCGTCCTTGTGGATGCGACAGCATGCAGTTCGGGCCATAGCTAAACCATGAATGCGACTCTTCATCCCACGCTTCATCAGCGACGGGTTTGCCGCAGTAGATGCAGTTCGGGCGCGCGGGAATGCTCTTGAAATACGACACACGTTCTCCTGCGGGGCACAGCGTGCCCCTTGATTTTGATTTAGTTTGCGACGCAGAAATGGAAATGCATGCCAGCTTGAATTGCACGCTCGCCCAGGAACATAGGGAAGAAGCGGCCTTCAGCATTCACAACGACGACGAAGTCAAGACGCTCGTCGCGGGTCTGACGATTGGCGAAAGCCTTTTCGACAGCCTTGATGGCGTTTTCGCGGGTTGCGTAGGTCTTGGCGGGAGTCATTTCGAGGTGGCGGATCATTTCGTGCTTTCTGTTTTATCGACTCACCGTGAGCCGATGAGTTAATGTACTCGAAAATTGATGCCGGTTGAAGTTCCGGCAAAAATAATTAGCTGTCTAATTGCACAGCGATCTCGCGGCTGTGTCGATTCACCCATTTGACCAACTCGTGAAGCGATGCGTCAGGGGGCAGAAGTCCCATCATGTTGCATCGCACTGACTCTTGTTCTAGATTCTCGTCATCAAGAATCACTTGATTAACGATGTCGGTCAATTCATCGGGCGTGCCTTCGACGCTCAATGGGTAATAGGGATGCGCATTCTCGGTGTTGTCGAGGGGATAGACGAGCAGTTTCACGATTACTTTCTGGTGGTACGGGAATTCTATTGTATCCCGACAATTCGGGGTTTCGGCTCCTGGGGCCGGTCTGGACGGTCACGGGGCGGTAGGGGTTTTTCCCGTGGCGTCGGTGCGTTGTCGTGTGGTGGCTTGTTCACGTCGGCCAATACGCGATCACGAGTGCAACAATGGTCGCGAAGGTAATCGTCGCGCCCAGGACGGTCCAGGCCAACAGCATAGGCGGAACACCGGGCTTCGGCGGCGGACGCATTAGGCGGGCGCTAAACGGTCCGTCGTCATGGTCTGTGTGGGTTGGCATGGGTGAACCGTCGATCTCGCGTCTGCGGCGATCCTGCGGGTCATACGGCTTGTTTGCGCGGTCAATGGGCATGACTTCTTTCCTTTCTGTTAGGGGACAGGGGTTGCGAGCCCCTGCCGGTGGTGATTATTCTTCTGTCGACTTGCCAGCAGCGGCAGCGATGCGGGCTTGCACTTCTTTCTCGGCTTGCTCGCGTGCTTCGCGATTGGCCTTGAGCATGGCTTCGCGCAGAGACTCGCGCATCTCGTCACGTTCCTTCGCAGCCTTGATGCGAGCGGCTTCTTTCGCATCACGAGCGGCGCGGCGCATCTCTTCGCGTTCGTTTGCTGCCTTCACGCGGGCGGCTTCTTTCGCTTCGTGATTGGCGCGGCGCTCTGCTTCGCGATCTTCAGCGGCTTTCGCACGCTCAGCTTCTTTCGCTTCGCGATCCAGGCGGTTCTGCGCTTCGCGTTCTGCGCGGGCCTTGATCTTCGCTTGTGCTGCTTCGAGCTTCTTCGCGGTGCGGGCTGCGATCTCGGCTTCACGATCCGTGCCACGGTCAGCGGCTTCGTTGAAGCGGTTGCTGCGGGCGAATTGGAATTGCGTGCTTGCCGTGGCAGGGCTGATACCCAGCGCTTGATCGGACGTGATCGTCAGCACATCACCGCGAGTCAGCGATTTCTCATCCCAGAGAGCAAGCTGACGAACGAAGGCGACGCGGGACATCTTGCCGGTACGCACCAGCGGGTCGAGCGTGGCAGCGAAGTCGCGGGCCTTAGCCAGCAGTTCCGGCGACGTTGCGACGCGCTTCGTCGCCGGTTCTTTCACTTTCTTGCCGATGGTGGTGCGGGTGGCTTGCGTGTTGGCAACATCTTCGGCTGCGCCGAGAATCGAGTTGCTGCCTTCTTCCGGCGCGGTCACGTCGGTGGTCACGTCATCAGTCTTGTCGGCTGCGGGGCTGAGCGTTGCGGTGTCGGTCACGGTGGTTCCTTCTTCAAGAATAGGGGCATTGGTGTCGAGTTCGTAGGATTTCATGGTAAGCCTTTCTGTGCTTGTTTGTTGTATCGCGGAAGTGCGATGTAGTTAATGTAGCCGATAACTCGACTGTTATTCATCGCACTGCCAAAAGAGATGCAACAAATTGTAGAGCGATTAGGTCGCTGTCGGCTCGGGCCACCGCATGATTCCGGCGACGTAGTCTTCTGCGGTCTTGTTGAACACAGCAACTCGCGTCGTGAAGACGATCACACCGCGACGTTCGAAGTAGGCAGAGTTGTCGACTGAGATGATCCGGTCATAGATAGGGTGCTTTGGCTCGCCATAGGTCCAGGCTGCGTCGCCACCTGGGGCATTGCCACTGATGACGTAGCAGTCACCCAGGCGGTGTAGGTCGGCTACAATGAACCTGCCTTGTGAGATGTCCTGAAACAAGCAGCCGGTAATGATGCACTCGGGATAGTTATAGCGTTCGTGGCTCATGGTGTTGTGAAGAAGAAGAGGTATAAAAAAGTAATGGCGCAGATTATCACTGCCAGAAGCAGTGTAATCCGCGCCATCAGGACGAGAAAACGAAGCACAGAGAATGTCTTCAGTGCTCGCGGTAGACCGTGGGGAGACGTACCATCAACTCCCTCCGCGAGCTTAACGCACCTGTTGCCGTGCGGGTTAATCAATACGGGATGTCGTCGTCGACACCGGGCTCTCTGCCGCCCAGGTCCGGAGCCTTCTCGTAGTCAGGTTTCACTTCGCCGGACTTCACGCTCTTGGCGAACTTCTGCGCTTCGATGAAGATTGGGTCTTGTGGACCTTTGAGATAGCCTGCATGCGTGAACGCCCATCCCATCCACGAGCCCTTCTCGTTGCTCTCTGGCACGGTGGTGATGCGCCACTTCGAAGCGTACATCGGAGGCGTGTAGGGACCGTTCGGGCCTTTGAGCTTGAGCATGTTCTGCTGCATGTACCATGACTTCGCTTTCTTGATCTGCGTCGAGGTCATGGTGATGAGTGCCGGTGTCGCGAAGCCTTCTTCGTTGTAGACCATGACATAGAACGTGCGCGTGTCATTGAGTTGATTGCCGCTCTCGATGATGTCGCGGTTCTTGTCGTCGCGCATGCTCTTCTCAAGCAGTCGCTCGCCTTCTTCGACCGAGTGCTGACCCTTGAAGCCACCGCCGTTCTCGCGAATGCGCCATTCGACAAACTGCCGATCATAGGCGCATGGGATGACGTACAGCGGTGTCTTCACCGGGTCATAGAGTTCCTTGGTCACGCTGTTGAACAGCATGCCTTCTGCCGCGCCTTCGATGTACTCGCCTTCGCTGCGCTTCACCTGGGGCGAATTCGATTGCAGGATCACGAGAAAGGGAATCGCGAGATCGTCCTTCGTTGCTCCTGCGAAACCTTCACCGGCAAAGCCGCTGAAGTCGTCTGTTGCTGCGGTCAGTGCAGCGGGCTTTGGCGTCACGATAGCGTTCGCCGATGCTTGCGGTGTGGTAATTACTTCGTCGGTCATTTCGATGCTTTCTTTGATGGGTCTTTCAACTCTGCCTTCTTAAACTGAAACACGCTGAACGAAG